AAAAAGGCCCTAGGAAAATTGGCCTTTAAAAAATCAGAAAGGTGATCCATGGCGCAGGGCAAGACCCGATCTGTGCGAGGTGGTTACAACAGGTCCAACGTCAAGCCTCACCAGGGCCTGACTGCAGTAGACATACCCGAAGAAGCCCCAAGCATTTCAATACTAGACAGAAACAACAAATTCTCTTTGATAAATTTGGTGCCTCCTGACTTTGCGGAGTACATAGCGTCGGTTCCTCCGAAGTATTTCACAATGAGCGAGCGGGAGCTCGAAACGGAGTTAGAACCGGATGAAATCTTAAACAAGTTAAAGCTCAGGTTTTGGGATGAATGGCAGGTCTGTATATTATCTGGCACAACAACCAAGCTTCCCATCAACGCGATCTTTTACGGTGTATGCACGGAAGAGTTTTTTTACGACAAGGTAATAGCGGATCCAAAGGGTTTAGCATGGGTGATTACGCCTCCTACTGATTACGTAGTAACGATGCGTGATGTATTACGCCAAGGCTTAGCTAGGCTAAAGGAGATAGTAGAGCTTCCTATAATGCTTGAAGAGCCTATCATGGCTCGGGGCAAGCCTGTCCGAGGTGATGATGGAAAGATAATGTTTAAGCGCACGATCCAAAAGGGTGTGATTACGGAGCTCAGGCAGATTGTAACTTTACTCACGGACAGGGTGCATGGTGCAGTAGTGCAGCGGCTAGACGTAGAGCAGAAGAACATAAGTATGAGTCTTACTCCTGAAACCGCACGTCTGTTAAACGAGCCTCCTCCAAAGGATCAGCCAATGCTTGCGGTGCCTGATGATGAATTAAGTGGGATTGAGGGCGAGTTGAGCAAGTTGAATAGGCTCTTAGGGCCGATGGCTGAAGAGGGGGCGGAAGTCGTAGACGCCAAGGTAGAGGACGAGTAATGCCTGCAATAAATGTGCCAACAAACCTAAAAATCCCGGCTGAAGACAGGGCGCTGCTTTATGCCAAAAAGAGGCAGCTCGAGGAGCAGAGGGCTTCGGTGGTTCAGGGGCTTCCTCACATATATGGTTGGCCCTGGTATGCTTGGGCCAAGGAATTTCACGATAGTTACAATCGCATGAAGCTACTTGTGGCGGCAAATCAGATTTCCAAGTCAAGTACGCAGATACGCATGATGATAAAGTGGGCTACTGACAAATCTTGCTGGCCGCACATCACGAATAGGGACCCGAGGCTCTTTTGGTATCTCTACCCGACGCAGGATGTCATCAAGACCGAAGTAGTGACGAAGTGGATACCTGAATTTTTACCCCGTGGGGACTTCAAAAACGACCCTACGTACGGTTGGGAGCTCGATAAGGACTCCAAGGCCATCCACGGCATCCAATTCAATTCTGGGGTGTATTTGGGCTTCAAGACGTATGGTCAGCGCGGATCGGTGCTCCAGACCGCAACTTTGGACGTTGTCGCATGTGATGAGGAGCTCCCAGAAAATTTATACGATGAGCTGGTAGCTAGGTTAATTGCCACGGGGGGCATATTTTCGATGGTCTTCACGGCCACATTGGGCCAGGAGACTTGGTGGCGGGCCATGGAGGCTAAGGGCGATCAGGAGCTGTTTAAGGACGCTCTGAAGATGAATATTTCGATGTATGACTGTCTTTACTATAAAAACGGGAAAAAATCGCCTTGGAGTGAGGCAAAGATCGCTAAAATCAAGAGAAAGTGTAAGAGCAAGGCAGAAATCCTTAGGCGGGTGTATGGCCGGTTTATACGTGATGAGGGGAAGAAATATCCTACTTTTCAGCCTGAAACGCACTTTATTAAGCCTCGGACCATTCCCACAAGCTACAAAGTATATGCTGGGGTCGATATTGGGTCGGGAGGAGGCGAGGGTCACCCGGCTGCGATTGTATTTCTCGCTGTTTCGCCGGATAACAAGATAGGGTATGTGATTGATGGCTGGCGTGGGGATTTAGCAATCACTACTAACGGGGATATACTTGAAAAATTCAGAAAGATGAAATATAGCTCACCTTTGAATAAATATCATATAGTAAATCAAGCATACGATTGGCAAGCAAAAGATTTTCTTACTATTGCCACTAGGTATGGTGAACCTTTCGTCCCGGCTAAGAAAAACCAGGAACGTGGGGAAGATATGGTTAATACCCTGCTTAAATGCGGGATGTTATACATATTTGATACGGAAGAGCTGAGGAAATTGGGTAGTGAGATGATAAGTCTTCTCTCTTCAACACCTAAGACAAAGGCTAAAGACGATTTTTGTGATGCTACGCGCTTTTGTGTGATGAGTGTGCCTTGGGACTGGAGCATGATTGAGGCACTGGAGGAAGGTGTAGAAGAACTTGAGGAAAGACAGATCAAAGAGGAATTTACAGAAGAAGAGCTCCTTGAAATGCAGATAAGAGAGCGTAGGGGCGAAAATATTCACGACGATAACGACGATTGGGGATTTGATAATGACATCGACGAGTGGAACGAAGCCTATGGTAGTTAAATCAAAGCGAGGGGGCAGAAGGCCAGGTGCCGGAAGACCTCCAGGGGCAAAGAATAAGAAGCCACCCGCTCCGAAGAGGGCGGTAGGTAAAAAAGTCTTTGATAAAAATTCAGAAAATGGCTTGCCTTCGCAGAAAATTATTGACATTATTGATAGATGTAAGTCTACTAATGTGAAAAGTCTTAAGTATGGAAATCTTGAGATTGAATTTACAGGAAATTCGGTGCCTATCACTGAGTTTAATCAAACGGCCTCGACGAACCCCGAGACTGCACCTAAGGCTGTAGCAGCCGATAAAGAATTGACAGAAGATACACGTCTTGCCCAGTTGATGATGGATGATCCTCCAGCATTTGAGCAAGAAGTCATTGATAGTCACTTAGGGTGGACAGCGGATGCCTAAACTTAAGATTCAGGATTTAAATAAAATTTATAGCGAAGCTGATTTAGCAGATAAAGATGTCTTCGCTGAATTTAGATCAAATATTTTGCTCATATCAGGCGAGCACTATTCCAAGCGTAAGGCGGGGGTGTCCAATAGGATACGGGCGTCAAAGACAAACCACGAATACCAAAAATTACGCTTAACAAAAAACCATACACATAGAGTTCATCGAAGCTACGTATCAAATATACTAGCTCATTCACCTGGAGTCACAGTCGGGCCTCAGAATGAAAATGAACTTCAGGATCAAAAGGCAGCGGAGCTTAATTTAGCTGTATGGCAAGACATAAAAAAAAAGAATAGGTTTAAGGAAAAGGTTAGGCAGTGGTGTCATAGTTTTGTAGGGATAGGTGAGGTAGCAGTTAAAGTATTCTGGGATGCTACTAAAGGAGATTTAGTAGGGTATGAGCCACAAGCTAGTGAAGATGGTTATCCGATCCTAGACGAAAATAATCAACCAGTAGAAGACGAGTCAAAGCCCATTTTTTCAGGGGCTTTTGTATTTGAGGAAGTTTACGGTTTTAATCTTCTGAGAAAAGTAGCTGCGGGGTCCATGCGCGATAGCGAATGTTGGATCGTACGCAAGATGACAGAGACAGATGATTTAAAGCGTAAATACCAGGATGATCCAAGTAAACTTTCAATGATAACTGAATCGTCACGAGGCGATTTTATAGTTTTTGATAATGATAAGGGTCGATACCAAAAAACAGAGAACCAAACTCTTCTTAGAGAATTTTTCTTTAAGCCTGGTTTCGATTATCCAAACGGTTATTACTTCATTACAACTAATGAAGGTATTTTAGAAGAAGGTGAGCTTCCCTTTGGGATTTGGCCGCTTCGGTGGCAAGGAATGGACGAGCAGCCTACAGCAGCAAGAGCAAGATCCATCCATAGGGTGGTGCGTCCGTACCAGGCAGAAATTAATAGAGCCTCTAGTGCTCAGGCCCAAACACAGATCACGATCGGGGACGATAAGATTCTCTATCAGTCTGGTAGTAAGTTGCAGCAAGGAAGTTTACTGCCTGGAGTTAGAGGTATTGCATATCAGGGGCAAACACCTACCATTTTACCAGGTAGAGATGGCTCTCAGTACACACCTTACGTACACGATCAGATTAACGAGCTTGATAAGGCAGTAATGCTTAATGAGGATGGCCAGGAAAAGGGTCAGTCCACTACAGATAATTATGCACTTTTATTTCGTAGTCTAAAGCAGCAAAAACGCTTTTCGGAGTATGGTGAAAAGTTTGAGCAGTTCTTAAAGGACGTGTGTGATCTTACACTTTCACTTAGTAGGCTTTATTTACCCGATGAGGCTCTCATATACGCTGTAGGAACGAAGGAATTAATAAACATACCTGAGTTTAGATCAACCACTCCCTTGGAGTATCTGATTAAAACTGAGCCTCAGGATGAGACAATTGAAACTAAGTTTGGAAAGCAGTTAGCCCTTAACCATGCTCTGCAGTATGTAGGAAACAACTTAGATAAGAATACAATTGGCAAAATGATGAAAAATATGCCTTTTGTTAGCACCGAGGATATATTCTCCGAGCTCACCATTGATGAGGATAACGTACGTAATGATATGTTAGCCCTTGAGAGAGGTGAGATCCCTACGATTGAAGAAGATAGCAACCACGAATTTTATATACATAAATTTGCCCATAGGATGAAACAACCTGATTTTAGGTTTTTAGATCCTGAGATCCAAGAACGCTATGGTTTAGTGAAGCAAATTCATGCCCAGATTTTTTCCAAGCAAATTGCTCAGGAGCAGGCAGCCAAGGACGGGTTTATTCCTGTGTCGGGAGCGATGATTGCTACAGATATGTATGTACCTAATCCAAAAGGCCCTGACAAGCCTGCTAAACGGGTTAGGATACCTTACCAGGCCCTGGACTGGCTTGTTAAGCGGCTAGAGAGCCAGGGTGCTTCCATGGAAAAGATGGAAGACATGAATAAAGGCACGATAGCGGAGATATCCAACATGCTTTTAGGACAAGCGCAAGGCATGTCTGGGCAACAACAAAATAGCGCTTTTCAGAACGCGCCGAACAGCGCGGTGGGAGTTTCATAATGGGCGATAACCCAGATGCAGCAGTCGATACAGGCGTTGTAGACCCTGGCACAGTTGATGCGGGGACTACAGAAAATTTAGCAGACCCTAAAGTTGCTGACACATCAGTCGATACAGGCGTTGTAGACCCGGTTACGGATCCTGGTACAGTCGATCCGACTACTGGTCTAGCAGGGGCAACAAAGGACCCTGCTTTAACCCCTCCGGAGTATTCACCTAACTTTAAGTATAGGTATGCTGTAGAGGGCGCTAAGCAGGTCGAAAAAGAGATCGAAGATTTATATAAGCCTCTGATTAAAGATGCAGAGACTGAAAAGGCGGTTAGGGAGCTACATGAAAAGGCCTATGGTCTTGATTTTGTTAAGCAGGATAGAGATAGCCTAAAGGGTCAATACGAGGACGTTTACGGGAAATTTCAGGAGCAAACAAGGTCACTTCAGACAGTAGGCGCGTACATAAAGCATAAGGATTATAATTCAGCATTTGAAGTATTAGGGATTCCTAAAGAAGATGTGTTGAACTATGCCTTAAACTTAGTACAATACAATAAGATGGATCCACAGCAGCGGCAAGCTTATGACCAACAGAACGAAGAACGGTCAAGGTATGCAGCTTTGGAACTACAAAATCAGGAATTAACGCAGAATTTCCAAAATTTTGCGGTTCAGCAGCGCGAGATGGAAGTTAACAATCTGCTTATGCGAGAGGACATCGCTCAGGTAGTTGATAGCTTTGACCAAAGAAATGGAGTCGCGGGTGCTTTCCGTAATGAGGTTATTAAGCGTGGTCAATATTATGCACAGCAAGGCCAAGATGTGCCAGTGAATCAGGTTGTTACTGAGCTTTTATCATTGGTAGGCCCACCGCCCGCCATGCAGCCGCAAGCTGCAGCCACCCCTGTTACGCAGGCAGCGCAACAGCAGAAGCCCGTAATACCTAACATAGCTGGAAAAGGCACCTCTCCAGTTAAAAAAATCCCAAGGAGTACTGATGATTTGAGAAAATTGTCCCAGCAGATGACTGCGGGGACTTAAATAGTATAAGGAAATCAATAACATGGCTACAGATCGTCTGTTTCAGGACATGTTAAACGAATACCTTACCAATGAGCTTCTCGCTGAGGAACTTATTAAAAGGGATTACGTTTTACAAAAAATAGAAAAAGATAATACGTGGAAAGGCGGAAAAATTCCTGTGCCTTTTAAGGGTGCAAATGCTTCTTCCGTAAAATTTGGAGCTCTTACTGCAGCTTCAGATATTTCTTCAACCAAGCCAGTTCGGGGTAACATCACGGATTATGTTGAGGTTTGGGGAAGTTTAATCTTTAATCACAGGGACTTACAGGAACATAATGGGCGTATCCCAGAGACAACATTCCTTAAGATCCTTCCTGACGAGATCGATGATTTCATGGATTACATCAAGCATGTAACTTCTGTGCAAATCGGTACTGGTCCTCATTTTGCAGTCGTCACTGATGCAACAGATGCAGCAACAGGCATCATGGTTGTTGATAAGATTGATCGTTTCATCATAGATATGCACGTTGTTATCGACGATAGCGATTCTGCATCACTTGATGTATACGTCACTGCAATAAATGTTAACACTAATGAGGTTACTTTTTCAGCTACTCGCGGCGGCGCTGCAGTAGACCTTTCAGCTTACACAGTAGCTCAAGAAGCTAAATTCTACTACGATGGCGTAACTGATGGAGCTGGAAACTTCACAACGTTCCTTTCTATTCGTCGCGCACTATTAAGTGCAGCAAACGGCGGGGACGCAAACCTTCATGGTGTATCGAAGCTAGCCTACCCTTACCTCCAAGCGGTAAATGTGGACGGCGGTGCTATCACAGCATCAAACATCTTAGATAAGCTCTTTGATGCATACACAGAAATACGTACTAAAGCGCGTGGTAATGCACGTACTATCCTAATGAGTTTTAAGCATCTTGGTTCAGTCATGAAGCTTATTGAAGCTCAAAAAGGACCATTCTCTGTTTCTAAGCAGCCTGAAGCTTCTCTTTATGGTTGGACAGAAATTGAGATTACATCGGTTAAAGGTACGCTTTTGATCGTTGGTATCCAGGAATGGGATGATGATGTTATAGCCTTCATTGATTGGTCTTCAATGAAATTTATGACCAATGGTTTCTTCAAAAAGAGAATGTCTCCTGATGGCCGGGAATATTTTGAAGTTAGAAATACTTCGGGCTACCAGTACATATGTGACGTTTCACTCTTCGGAGAGATGATGTACAAAAAAGTAGGTAACTGCGGAATTATTTACGACGTAGATTACTAAGAATTTAGGAGGGGCCTAGCCCCTCCTTTTCTCGAGGACAACATGGCAGATACAGGTCATTTAAAAACTCAAGCGCACGAGCTAGTAAAACAGCATATAGAGTATGATCTACAAAATCGCCCTGAGTATATTTACACAGGACATTCGGGCCTCGAAAACGGAGCTCCTTGCTCTGTAGTACGTTACTCGTACGACGGGGTTACTAGTAGAGTACTATATATGAAAGAGTTTACTGGAGTATGGGATTCAGCTTGGGAGCTATTTTAAGAGGAAAATAACGGATGATTTTCCAACACAGTAGATTTCAGGTATGGGGAAGACAGCAGCACCCTTACTCACATAACCCTGATGAATTTTATTATGGACATACTGCGTTACCGCCTGGAGTTAATTCCATGGGCGCTACGCTTGATTATATTTTAGCAGTTCTTTACCCAAAATCGCAGCCAGCGGTGGCAGATGTTGCTTCATTGCCTGCAGCGGGTAACACCATAAATGATATGCGTGTTGTTAACGACGATGGGGACGGAAAAGCAGCTTCCTATCGGTGGGAGCAAAGAGAAGGGGATCCTGCGGCCAAGTGGTATAAAATATACGACGTTGACTGGGGGACTGATGGAATACTACAAGCTTGGGAAATTAAAACCCAAGATATTTATATCACCAAAGGTGGCTACGACGATAGAGATTCAGCCGGAGTAGTTATTGCAGGTGATTTAGCTGGCCAAACACTCTACGGCGGGGCTAGTGCAGGAAGTAATTTAACCCTTAAAGCTAACTCGGGTGATGGGGTAGGGGCAGATACAGGCTTTCTTCAGTTTGCAGACCAAGTTAGACCTATCTCAGATAACACTATAGATATAGGCACTACAGGGCGTAGGCTTAAAAAAGTTTGGGCTTACGAGTACCAGGCTGGAACTTTGGTGGTATCAGATGGATCAATTACAGATAGCGATGGCACTATTGATTTTGGCTCTACTATTCTTACCAGCACCGGAACAATTACGTCAGGGACACTCACCCTTAGCGGTGGCAGTATTTCTGATACTACTGGCGCTATTAGTTTTGGCGATGAAGACCTCACTACTACTGGGGACGTAAATGCAAATAGGGTAGTGGCTACTGCTGCAGCGAGTAGTTTAGCTACTGGTACTACGGTAGGGACGCTTACTCTAGCCGATGCATCCATTACTGACTCAAGTGGTGCAATAAGTTTTGGAGATGAAAATCTCACAACAACAGGCGATATTACAGGCGATATAATCACCGCAGCTAGTTTTAAAACAACTACATTAGATATTACAGCAAGTACACTAACCGCAAGTGGGCACCTTACCTTAACAGCCGGTGCCGTAAATAATATTTATGCTCAGAAACACTTGATAGGTCAAACTGCCTACTTTAACGGTAGTGTACAGATAGATAGCGCAGCTTCTCTTGATATTGGTAACATGCAGATGGATTCCTCAGGTATCCACATGAATGCAGGTGCTGATATGGAGGTAGGAAGTTCTACCGGAGATATTATTACTCGCTCAATAAAACCGGTGGCAGCTTCTACGTATGACTTAGGTAATGCCACCGATCTTTGGAGTGAGATTTATTTTGATGGGGATCTTAAGAACGCTACTCAAACTATTTCCAATGCTACGCTCTTTTCATTTAGAGATGTTAACGTAGCGGTGGCCGTAGGGATGGCACCATTTTGGGATGGCAGTAAGTGGGTTCCTTCAATCCCAGATACAGAAGTTACACACGGTCTTTTAAGTGGGCTAACCACAGGGGACGCCGGACATACTCAATTTGCTCTTCTTGCGGGTAGAGTAGGTGGGCAAAGTATTATAGGTGGTACAGGTGCTAGTGAGAATATTACACTTCAGTCAACTTCGAATGCTACCCGTGGGTATATACTTTTAGCTGACGATTTACACCCATTAACCGA